TGACTGGACATTCACTAACAGAGAAGGACAGCCACAGGCTATTGATAAGACTTATCAACTTGTCCAGACTAAGTACATCTTTCATTGCGAGGATGACTGGGAGTTTTTCAACACCGGTTTCATTGGTGACTCTCGCTCGGTGCTGGAGGCTGAGCCTAAGTGCGCCTGTGTGTGGATCAGACATCCACAAGATCGGAATGGGCATACTGTTCTGGCAGGAGTGAAGCTAACTAAGCAGGGAGTGCGCTATCAGCAGCTGGCTTATAGATGGAAAGGTGACTGGCATGGCTTCACTTGGAATCCTGGTCTCCGCAGATTGTCAGATTATTTAGCAATGGGCAAGTTTAGCGATATGTGCGAGTGGAGAGATAACGACCATGCTATTTCTGAAAAACAATACAATAAGAAGTACTATGAAGCTGGCTATGTAGGCATGACTCTATGCCGAGGCTTTGTCAAACACATAGGCCATTTAGATTCAATTAAAAAACGAGTACTATGAAAGCAACACTATCATTTGACCTTGATAATACTGATGATGCACTGGAGCATTTCCGGTGCATCAAGAGCCTGGACATGGCATTGTTTATCTGGGATTTTAGCAACAAGCTGAGAAGGCTTGAAGAGACTTCAGAAGATGGCAAGTACATTGATGAGGCTCACATCTGGGAGGCTTGGAATGAGACAATGGAAGCCTATGATTTAAACTTAGATAAGTTAATCGTATGACCAATCTGGAGCAGCTTCTGATTATTGTTAAAAAGGAAATGAGGAGCAAAGAATTGCTAATGAGTCACGATGCCAATACCAAGGCAACTAAAAACTATTGGCAAGGTGGCCTGTCTGCACTCACCTACATTAAGCATGTTATTGAGCAATTACTTTCTGAAGAGAATGACGATACCAAATCAAATTGAAGAACTGATTGATTTCATTATTGACAATAAGGATGACATTGATCTTAATGATGTTCTGGTCAAGGCTGAACTTATTAACATGCGGAGCAAGCCAAGGCATGCCGGCTGGTATTTCAACGGAAAACTTTACAGAGACATGGATGAGCTAAGAGGTAGAACCATGTCAGAAAATAATACTCCAAAACCTATTTATTACTATCCATGATTAGTTTAAAGGAATACCAGGATGCACTCAAAATAGTTGAGGCATATCGAAGGCAGCAGTACATTAAAGAGATAGTTAATGTTGATCCAAATATTTATGGTGAAATGTCAATTTATGATATTCATATTCCAAATGGAATGATTTTTTATTTAGAATTAATCGCAATGTGTGAATTACCACAAACTGACCTAGAAAATAAAGTCAAAGATTTTGCTGGACTATCTAAAACCCAGTTGCTGAAGTATAGAAACTTTGGAAAAAGAAAACTTCAAATACTTGAGGATCATTTAGCCCTTGCTGGATTACATTTAGAACCATGAGTAACATCATTGACTACTTTGCAGAACCACACTACCAGCAGCGACTCCAGAAGCACCGTGAGGACATGATTAATAAAGCTGAAGCTGTCAATCACCCAGAGCATTACGGAGGCTCTGAAAGCACATATGAGGCAATAAAGGTTATTGAGGCTTGGGAGCTAGGCTTCTGCCTTGGCAATGTTGTCAAGTATATTTCCAGAGCAGGGAAGAAGGGCAGCAAGCTGGAGGACTTGAAGAAGGCACAGTGGTATTTGAATAGGGAGATAGAAAAAGGATTTTGATGGAAAAGTTTATACCTACTGAGTGCGGATGGGTTTCACCTAATACACCTCCAGTTAATCATAATAATGTAGTTGTATTATTATGGTGTCCAGATGATGAAGTTTATGATGAAGTGATTGCTTACTATGACAGTGGTAAATGGCAACTGCCAGAATTGGGTTATGGAGTTGATAAGATTGTAGGATGGTTTCCAATTCCATACACTCCGCATAATCATTAAATCGAAAACCCCTCCGGGTGCGCATTGTGAAGAGGCGTGAGGGGTCTTATTGGGACAAAGATATGATGAATATAGTAATTGCTGATAACGGTTTCGGGCTTGGCGAAGGTGGGCTTGTAGGATGCTCAATTTTAACAGGATGTTTCTGCCCACTTTTGCCAAACCCGTGTTATGCGTATGTGTGGCGGTTGTTTAGTATGAACTTTAATTGAAAACGAAACAGAAAAAATAAAAAATAGAAGCGATGGCAAAAAATGAAATAAAAATAAATAGTGGTATTTCGGAAATTCCGAAAAGCCATCTAACAAGTGCAAAAAATGCACACATTGAACTAATCGGAAATCCCGAACAGTTCCAGTTTACAAAAGGCGATTGGGTTGCTGAAAGAAAATCTGACAATCAAATTTGTCATTTAATAAAAACAGGTGATAAATACACTATACACTTATATGATTCAAAATACGGAATAGATACAGACGAAAGTTGGGCAAATGCAGTTTTAGTTTCAAAAGCACCACAACTGCTAAATATGCTTATAGCCATTTTGAAGCATATAAAAGATGACGAACTTGAAGAAATATCTCATTTCCCAATGCTCATAGAAGCCAACAATTTAATACAAGAATTAAAGTTTATAAACAAATAATTTATGAAAACACCAATTGAGCAGTTAATAGATGCTTTAGAAAAGCAAATTGTATATTCCGCACACGGTAAGGGTGATACAATAAGAACTGGCGATTATAGAATAGGTTTAAAAAAAGCAATAGATATTGCTTTTGATTTTATAGAAATAGAAAAAGTATTTACGAAAGATTGTTTTTTAGAAAAGGCAATTTTAAAAGATGGTTTTCGGGCTTGTTGCGGAAAAGAAATGACTGATGATGCAGCCGAAAAATATTGTAAAGATGTATGGTTAAAAACCTAATTGCTTTTTCAAATCAAAAGCGGGTGGGCTATTTTTTATTTTTTTATTCACGAAACTGTCTTTGGAAACGAAAGGTAGCCACATTACGCATAACGTTTTGCAGCTAAACGAGGTGGCTGATTAATACCTCGAAACTTAATTTGAAAACGAATTTATGAATACAGATAAAACTTCAATTGAAAACGAAAACCAGCCATCTTGTTTAGGTGCTGTTATAAGCCGTTTTTCTTCGACAGTTGAAAAACAACAATCTTTCTACAATGAATTAAAAGCGTTGCTGGTAAAGTATGATGCTGAATTGACTATAGAAGATTTTGGCAGAAATTGGCAATCTGATGAAAAGATAGTCGTTGATTTTAAATATGATGAAAGTTTCTTTGAAAAGGAAAATACTGGTATCATTCCGCAGTTAGTTTTAGGTCGTTACGAAAATGGCTTATAACGTTTTGCGGCTTTGCGATGGCCGCCAAAGAAGAATTTAATTATTAACCGAGATGTGTCAGGCGGCTATTGCAAAACCGCTGTTAGCCGCTGGCCCTTCTCACAAACTCAAATAAATGGCACAAGCTGAAATGAAAGTAGAAGTAAAAGTAACTTGGGTAAAAGATGCTTCAATATTTGTTTGCCGATACATAAAGTCAAAATGGCTTTTAAGAAAGCTATGTAAACTAACTGTCGCAAAGATTTATTGCAACGGTAAACTGTCTAAAAAAGTAACGCTTGGTGAATACCTAGCGTCTTTTTAGGCTTGCGGCTAACGTATTGGCGGTTGGCGTTCGTTGCCGACTTTGGAACACGAAACTTTAACTTAAAACAAAATTTGATATGGAAAACAAAACTTCAATTAACCACGAAAACGGCAATGACGCTAACCGCTTGTTAGCTGCCGTTGTTCCTCCTCAATCGGAGGTAGATTACAGCAAGGTAAAACAAACTTGCTTATGTGGGGTAAGTGTAAACCTATGCGACAAGGTTATTATGCCTGATTATGGTAAAAGATGCCCTTGTGTGGTGTCGCATTACAATGGCAGCTAACGGTAAACGGCTTTGCGATGGTGGGGTTTCAAGGCACAAAGGCTCAACCCACAACTAATGTTTAATAGAATTACAAATGATGAATTTACAACTTCCGCCCCACTATTGCAAAACCGATGTTATGCGTAGTGTTTTAGTCCACGCTGATTGTTTTGATGTGTTCCCATACATTGCTGATAAAAGCGTAAATCTTATTTTATGCGATTTGCCCTATGGCACAACGGCTTGTAAATGGGATAGCGTTTTGCCATTTGATAAACTTTGGAAGGAATACGAAAGAATTATAACCGATAATGGAGCAATAGTATTAACGGCTTCACAGCCATTTACAAGTGCATTAGTAATGAGTAACCCAAAGATGTTTAAATACGAGTGGATATGGAAAAAAACAAGATATAGTGGAAACCTAAATGCAACACGAATGCCATTAAAAGCACACGAAAATATTTTAGTTTTTGCAAAAGGCAAAGCACCATATTACCCAATAAAAACAGATGCACCTGAACATTTAATTGATAAACGCAAAAATGTAAACCCAAGCATTGTAAAAGATGGAGGTGCTTATAATGGTAGCAAAGGGTTTACGAATATTCGCAAAAAAGATGATGGTACAAGATACCCTACAACAGTACAGGAATTTAAAAACCCTAACAATAACAGTTTACATCCAACACAAAAACCTTTGGAACTTATGAAATACTTAATTAAAACCTACTCAAATGAAGATGATGTAGTATTGGATAATTGTATGGGTAGCAACACAACAGGGTTAGCTTGTAAAGAGTTAAACCGTCAATACATAGGGATTGAAAAAGATAAAAATTATTACGATGTTTCGGTTAGCAGAGTGCTGTCTTAACATTACGCATAACTATCCTATTGCCGCAATATTGCGTGATATATTGTCGCAAATATCGGCAACTTTTGTGACAGACTTGTACGGCAATTGACCGTACATGCCGTTGATTGCAGCAAGGTGTTCATCATATTCCCGAAATCAGAAAAATGATATTTTAAACCCGTCGAATGTGACTGCTTTATGGCCTGACAAATCCCTGCTGAATCAGCCCGGCATTATCGCAATTGAAGCACAGGCCTTCTCCTCTCAAATTCAATTGCCTCGCCCAGATAGCCAGCGACTGCTGATAGCCATCTAAGAAGGTAGCCATAGCTCGTTCAGTGAACTCACGATTGCCCTGAGAGAAGTAGTTAGCTCTGGGTGATGCTACCTTTTGCCAGAGTATCTGATAGCACAGCAGGTTTGCCCAGGCATCAAGCAGAAACTCCTGCTGCTGGCAGATGAAGCTATCAAGCGAGCAGAGTAGTTGGGCATCTATGTATATTCCTGACTGGCTACTATCCTGACTCCAACTATCTCCGAACCCATAGCCAAGCGGAGCAGTCACAGGGAATATGCTCCAGCCATTGCGCCATAGGTAGGTGAAGCGAGTAGCACACTCAATGTCCATTTGATTCCAGCCCCAGTCGGTGAACATGCCTGTTGTGGTGGGCAGATTTGTGCAATCCACAGCCACCATGATGTTAATTTTGTCAAAGTCAGAGTAGAACTCATTATTGACCGGAATGTAATTCATGCCCTCAACCAGATCAACTGTGCCACTATCCAGCAGCTTGCCATCCTGAGTCTGGTAAATGTACCAGGGAATGTTATTAACAGGCGCACCGGCATTAAAAATGAATATCTGCTTGACTCGCAAAGACAAATACTTGCTGCCTTGAATGCTGACAAATGCTCCTTTAAGAATTGCCTCTGCCGGAACTGTCTGCACTTGCTGCCACTGTTGAACGAACTGCTTGCGAGTCTGGAATAGGACCTGATCAAGCTGTGCCTCTGCTGAAGTGAACAGTGCAGCTTGCACATCTCTCTTTAGCCTGACATAGCTAACTGACTGAGCAGAGTTCCACATGCCCACATAGCTGGCCTGCTCCGGTGTGGCAATCTTATCAAGCAG